GGGACAGCGCTGGTCAGGCAGGTTCTAACTTTCCAGAACGATCTTGGCCCTAAATGATCAGTCACTGAAGGTGACTTCACAGAGCTGGCGGCGGCGCGGAAGTGCCGATGCAGTGTCCGGACGGCGCAGGGGTACGCGCCCTGCCCGCGCCGCCGCCTGAAGCACGACCAGAAGCCCCCGCATCGTCGGGGGTTTCGCCATGTCTGGACCGGCTGCGCGCAATGCCAGCCGGGGATGAGCGCCGCAACGGCGCGATTCGAGGAGTACCTCATGCAGTGGTTCTTTTTGGCTGTGGCGGCCTGGCTGGTCTGGGGCGCTCTAGCTGGAGTGATGGCTGTCGGAAAGGTTCGGCAGCCGACGACGAGCGGGGTGGCCGCCGTTGCGGTCCTGATCAATGGCGTGATCGTCGCCGGTCTCATCCTGGCTGCTGTGAGGTGGCCGAATGCCTAGTGGTGGAGCACGAGCACGCTCCGGTCCCGCCCCTGACCCGACGGCGCTGCGGCGTGATCGGGATGCCGGCGAGTGGACGGTTCTGCCTGCTGAGGGTCGTGAGGGCGCAATGCCTGAGTGGCCGTTGACGGAGCAGTCGATCCGCGAGTTCGAGCTGTGGGACGCGTTGTGGCGCAAGCCGCAGGCGATCATGTGGGAGCGGTATGGCCAGGAGTTCGAGGTGGCGCTGTACGTCCGCCGCTTCTCTGAGGCCGAGTTGATGGACTCGCGGGTGAATCTGTCGACGCTGGTCCGTCAGATGGCGGACAGCTTGGGCCTGACGACGCCGGGGATGCGGGCGAATCGGTGGCGGATCACGACCGACGAGGTTGCGGAGCGGCGCGAGGGCGCAGGGAAGCAACCGGCCGCAAGGCGCACGGCGCGGGACCGGTTCAAGGTCGTTCCTGACGCCGGGGGTGATGAGTGATGGCGCAGCTCGTGAAGCTGGAGCCGGGGGACATCCTCGCCCTGTCGAACGTCGGTGAAGAGCAAGCCGAGATCTTGCGGGAATCCTGGAGTTCGGTGCGCGAGGCGATCGGCGTCGAGTACGTCTTCGTTTTCGAGCGGGACGTCGACTTGTCGAGGCTGCCGTCCGGCTGGACGCCGCCGCCTGAGGTCGTCTCCGGTGACGGGGGCGAGTGAGCAGGTCGTCCAGTGGCCCACGCTCGGCTTTCTGATCGCCGATTGGGTTGAGGCGCACTGCGTCATCCCGGACGGCTTCAGCGCTGGTGAACCGTATGTCCTGACGGACGAGATGCTGTGGTTCTTCTTGAACCACTACCGCGTGAAGCCTGGGGCAACCCGCGAGCGGTCGATGCTGTCGCCAGCGTCCGCGTTCCACTTCCGGCGTAGCCAGTTGGTGCGCCCGCAGAAGTGGGGCAAGGGGCCGCTGACGGCCTCGCAGGTCTGTGTCGAGGGCGTAGGGCCTGCGGTGTTCGCCGACTGGGCGACTGGCGGTGAGCTGTACGACTGCCGGGTTCACGGCTGCGGTTGCGGCTGGGTGTACGAGTTCGAGCATGGCGAGCCAATGGGCATGCCGTGGCCGACGCCTCTGATCCAGATCACGGCGTTCTCGGAGGAGCAGACCGACAACATCTACGGCGCCCTCAGGCCGATGATCGACAAGGGTCCGCTGTCGGAGCTGATCCCAAAGACCGGTGAGGAGTTCATCCGCCTGCCGGGTGGCGGACGTGTCGACACGGTCACCTCGTCAGCTCAGTCCCGCCTCGGCCAGCGCGTCACTTTCGTCCCCCAGGACGAGACGGGCATCTGGACGACCGAGAACAAGATGCAGAAGGTCGCCGACACGCAGCGGCGCGGTCTGGCGGGCATGGGCGGCCGGTCGACGGAGACCACGAACGGCTGGGATCCATCGGAGAACTCGGTCGCGCAGCGGACGTTCGAGGCGAAGGTGCAGGACATCTTCCGCGACTTCCGTAAGGCGCCGGCAGACCTGAACTACGCCAAGAAGGCGGACCGTCGCAGAATCCACAAGGCGGTGTACGGCGACTCCTGGTGGGTTGATCTGGATGCCATCGAGGCCGAGGCTGCGGAACTGCTGGAGCGCGACCAGGCGCAGGCTGAACGCTTCTTCGGCAACCGGATCACGGCTGGCACTGGAACGTGGCTGGCGCGGGACCGGTGGGACGGTCGAGCCGGAGTCCGGGAAGTTCCGGATGGCACCACGATTGTGCTCGGCTTCGACGGCTCGGACATCGACGACTGGACGGGCATCCGCGCGGAGACGCTGGACGGCTACCAGTTCACGCCGGTGTACAGCTCGCTGGAGCTGCCGACGATCTGGGATCCGAAGGAGTGGGGCGGTCAGACGCCGCGTCTCGAAGTGGATGCCGCGGTCGACGAGTTGATGCGCCGCTACCAGGTGGTTCGCATGTACTGCGATCCGCCGTACTGGGAGACGGAGATCGACGGCTGGGCGGACCGGCACGGCGAGAAGCGGGTGGTGCGCTGGTACACGCAGCGCGTCGTGCAGATGTACGCCGCCTGTGAGCGGCTACTGACGGACGTGACGAAGGCTGGCAGTGGCTTCGCCCATGACGGCTGCGAGGACACGTCCGCGCATGTGGGTCATGCCCGCAAGGCGGCCAGGACTGCGGGCCGGTACGTGCTTCGCAAGGCCGCGCCTCATCAAAAGATTGACATGGCCGTGGTGGCCGTTCTCGCCCATGAGGCTGCCGGTGACGCGATTGCTGCGGGCCAGGCCCGTCCGAAGGTTTCCCGGAAAACGACTGTGATGCGCTGATGACGGGGGTGACCTATGGCCCTCGATCTCGATCCTGACGCCTGGTTGAAGCGGTTGATCCACTGCCATGACGGCGACCTGCCGCAGCTGAGGCTGATGGACAGCTACTACGAGGGCACGCAGCCGCTGAGCTACCTGGCGCCGGAGATCCAGTCGGAACTCTCGGACCGGATGCGTCAACTGGTCATCAACTGGCCGCAACTGGTGGTGGACGCTCTGGATGAGCGCCTGGACGTCGAGGGCTTCCGGTACGCGGACTCTGAGACGACCGCAGCAGACCTGTGGGATGTATGGCAGGCCTCGGACATGGACGAGGGTTCCCAGCAGGCCCACGTGGATGCTCTGGCCCTGAAGCGGTCCTATGTGATCATCGGGGCGAATGAGGACGACGAGGAGAACCCGATCGTCACCGCGGAGAGCGCCTTGGAGGTGTTTGCGGAGAGGGATCCGCGGACGCGTCAGGTGGTGGCGGCGGTGAAGCGCTGGGACGAGCCGTCGGCGGCCGGGTCTGCTCCGGTGAAGTGGGCGACCTTGTATCTGCCGAATGCGCGGATGACGTTCGAGCAGCAGAAGGGCGCCTGGGCCGAAGTCGACCGCGACGAGCACAACCTCGGTGAAGTGCTCGTCGTCCCGCTCGCCAACAGGCCGAGGCTGCGGCACACGGACGGCACGTCCGAACTCCGCTCGATCATCCCGATCTCGGACGCGGCCTGCAAAATCGCCTCCGACATGATGGTGTCCGCCGAGTTTCACGCGATGCCGCGCCGGTGGGCGACCGGGATGTCCCGGGATGATTTCGCCGACGAGAACGGGCAGCCGCTGGGTGCGATGTCGTCGCTGGCGGGCCGTCTGTGGGCGAACGAGAGCACCGAGGTGAAGTTCGGTCAGTTCCAGGAGGCCCAGCTCAGTAACTTCCACGAGACGCTCAACACGCTCGCCCGCTTGGTGGCCGCCCTGACTGGCCTGCCGCCCGCCTTCCTTGGCTTGGCGACTGATCAGCCGCCGTCGGCGGATGCGATCCGCGCGTCGGAGGCCCGGCTGGTGAAGCGTGCGGAGCGCCACCAGCGGGCCTTCGGTGAGGTCTGGGAGCGGGTTATGCGTCTCGTTCTGCTGGTCCGGGACGGTGAACTCGACCCTCGAACCCGCAAGCTCGAAACGGTCTGGCGGGATCCGGCGACTCCGACCTACGCGCAGAAGGCCGACGCCGTGGTGAAACTGCACGCGAGCGGCATTCTGCCGACGGAGCAGGCGTGGGAGGACTTGGGCTACAGCGCGGTGCAGCGGGCCCGGATGCGGGGCATGCAGGACGATGCCCTGACCCGGATGACGGCGATGGATCTGCATCAGTTGTCGACGGCCCACGAGCCGGCGCCTGTTGAGGCGCCTCCCATCGGCGACTGATCGTGGCCGTTGAGACGCAGGCCCACCAGGACATCATCGACGCCTACGGCCGGTCTCAGCAGCGGGCTGTCATCCAGACGACGGTGACGTTGCAGCGGCTGTGGAAGGAGCTTGCGGCCACGGACCTTTCGCGGTCGTGGCTGAGCGGTCTGGGTGCGGCAATGGTGCGCGCCGTGTCGGCCGGCCAGTTGGTGGCGGCGTCGACGGGCCAGAAGTACATCGAGGCGATGGTCCGCGGGGATGGGCTGGGCAACAACTACATGGAGCAGGCGTCGCACGTCGATACCCGCTCATTCTCGGGGGCCGCGTCGGATGGCCGGGCGCTGGACAGCCTGCTCTATCTGCCGGTGATTCGCACGAAGACGCTGATCGGCAACGGGATGACGTTGCAGGAGGCGATGCTCGGCGGCCGGGCCCAACTCCTGCAGATGGCCGCTTCGGAGGTCGCGGACGCGGGCCGGGGCGCGGCCAGCGTGTCGATGATCGCGAACCGGTCGGTGACGGGCTACGTGCGTACCGTCCGATCTGGTGCGTGCGCACGCTGCGCGATTCTGGCCGGCCGCTGGTACCGGTGGAACGCCGACTTTGAACGTCATCGCAGGTGCCAGTGTTTTGGTACTCCCGCGACTGAGGCTCGCCCGGGCCGTCACACGAACCCGATGTCGTTCTTCCAGGGGCTCTCCCGCGCTGAGCAGGATCGCCGGTTCACGATCGGCGGTGCGGCGGCGATCCGGAACGGCGCCGACATCTACTCCGTGGTCAACGCGGGCCGTTCGACGATCACGCTGGACGCCTACGGCAAAAAGGTCGTCGCCACGCTCGAAGGCACCACGAAGCGTGGGGCGTTCTACCAGCAGATGCTGCGCGAGGCCGAGCAGCGCACCGGGCAGCGGTTCGCGCGGAACGGCTACGACCTTGAGCGCGGCCTGCCCCGCTTCCACCTGCGGACGCCGCGCCTCACTCCGGGCGAGATCCTGCGCCTCTCGGACGACCGTAACGAGCTGATCAGGCTCTTGAAGCGGTTCGGATACCTGTCTTAGCCCGCGGGCCAGTTCCGCAGGTCTCAAGTTTGGCCGCGCGCAAGGCGCGGTCTCTGATCCCGCAATGGGAGTTCCATCCATGAGTGCGACTCGTACCCGCTGGCTGCCCGCTGCTCAGAGCGTGGGCTGGTTCCGGCTCGACCGTCACGAAGACCCCGACCCCGCCGACCCGGAGCCTGCTCCGGACCCGGCAGCCGATCCGGCAGATCCGGATCCCGACCCCGAGCCTGACCCGGCCGCCGACCCGCCCGACCCCGATCCTGAGGACGACCCGGAGGGCGCCGACGAGCTCGGCGAGGGCGGCAAGCGAGCCCTCGCCGCGATGAAGGCCGAGAAGGCGGCGGCGAAGAAGGAAGCTGCAGCCGCCAAGAAGCAGGCAACTGAGGAGCGGCGCAAGGCCGCCGAACTGGCCCGCAAGGTGGCCGAGTTCGAGGACCGCGACAAGTCGGAGCTGGAGAAGGCGCAGGCGAAGGCCGAACGCTCCGAGAAGCAGGCGACCGAGGCGGTTGCCCGCTCGGTCCGGTCTGAGATCAAGGTTGCGGCGAGCGGCACGTTCGCCGACGCCGCGGACGCCATCGACGTGTTGATGCGTGACCCCTCCAAGTACGTCGACAGCGACGGCGAGATCGACACCGCCGCGATCGAGAGCGACCTCACGGATCTGCTGGAGCGGAAGCCGCACTGGGCGAAGCCTGAGCCGGCCGCCCCGGTGGTCGAGCCGAAGCAGAAGCTGAAGCCGGATCCGGGCCAGGGCTCGCGTGGCGCTCCCGCTCCCGTGGACTACCGGACTGCGCCTAAGAGCGACGTGGCCACGGAGCTCGCCAAGTACGGCTACCGGCAGCGCGTGTGATCACGGTCCGGGCCCGGTTGGGCGGCGGACGCACCTCGATTGAGGTGTCCGGTCACGACGAGCCTGCTGCTGGGGGTCGCGTCTGCGCCGCCGTGTCGGCCATCACCCAAACCGCACTGCTGGGCCTGGATCAGGTCGCACAGCAGTACCCGGACCAAGTGTCCATAGAGATCATCACTGAGGAGTGAGAATGACCCCCACCATGTCCGCGGTTCGCCCGCGGCTTCACCGCGCCCCGCGGCCGTGGTTCAAGCTGGACCGGCACGCCGGCGTCCGGCCGTCCCTGCCCGCCGGCATCCAGGCGATGCTGCAGAACGGCATCCTCGACCGAGTCTTCCGCGACGCGCTCGTGCCGAACTTCCTGTTCCCTCAGATCGCAGACGCTGAGCCGTGGATGGGCGGGCTGGGCGACACGAAGACGTTCACCCGCAAGGGTCTGCTCGCGCCGGTGACGACTCCGGTGACGGGTTCGGACCCGTCGGCGGCGACGTACAGCATCGAGCAGTGGTCCGTGACGATGGACCAGTACGCCAACTCGATGGACACCAACATGCTCGGCTCGGCGATGGCGCTGGCCAGCAAGTTTTTGGCGGACGTCGAGAACCTGGGCATCAACGCCGGGCAGACCATCAACCAGGTGGCCCGCAACAAGCTGTACAAGGCGTATGCGGGCGG